CGCGGCGCTGTTGTTGCTGATCGGTGTGCCGGTTATCACCGTGCTGATTATCCTGGTTATCTTTTATTCGGGGCATCCATGAAATACACGGTTGACGCGCAAGGAATTCATTACGAAATCGAAACGTCATTCGATGCGGATTACCCAGCCGAGAGACCTCCGATCCCTATGGCCGATGCGGTTGCGGAGTGTCACAAGATACGCGACAGACAAGACGCGGCGCTGGCGCTGTGCGATTATAGAAATGCAAAGGGGATTATTCAATTGGCAGATGGTGAGGATTGTGTTAGCGTGATTAGAAAATTGCGCGGGCATGAATGCGAATGCAGCGCGCAGGGTGCGCCGACGAAGTGCGGGGCGTGCGAATGAAGATAACATTGCGCGGTGGGCCGTTTGATCTCAAAGAAGTGGAAATCGAACCGTCAAATACTTTTGTGGTTCCGATCGTTTCGTCATTGCAGTTTAGCGCAATAGTTGATCCTGCCGATCTGTCTGATAAAAAGTATGCGATGTATCGACGCTTTTTCGATGAGTTCGATTCGCATAATTTTGTTTATCAGTATACACTAGGCGCGTAAAAGATGGATGACTTTCAATCTGACTATGTTCTTTCGCCGCGCTGTGCTCTGCCTGATCTCCGTTTCGTCGCGTATGCGGCGGGCCTGGTGGTCGTGGTACTGGCGCTCACATTGGTGGTAGTGAGAAAGTTAAGGCCGTGGTAGATGAGGTCAAGGCTGTTGAATATGTCGCAGAGATACGGCAGGTTAAGACAATGGCAGATCACACGGTCAATGTTACACTTAACTTGCCTGAGTATTGCGTGCAACAAGCGGCATGGTTCATGCAGCACCAGGGCGGAATGGTCAAAGCAATTTCTGAACTTGAATCTTTGATAAAGTTGGATAATGAGACGCCTAAAGAAAAAGCAAAAAGAAGCGGTATTGGCCTGGATAGCCGAAGGCTTGGAGACAGGCGAAATAAACGAACGGGCGGCAAAGTTCAAGCCTCCGTTTGATGTGTCGTATCAGCAAGTAGATTACTTCCGATCTACTCGCAAGGTTGATTTAGATATTATTCAGGCGAGTGGAGAATTTGAAGCATTAACCGAAGGCTTTGCAATCAAGGCTAATCGTATTAAGGCTTTACAGGTCATTGCCAACATGATGTACCATGATATTACGACTGGTTTTATGTGGCTCGATCAGGTTAAGGCGCTTGGCTCTGGCGAGTACATGGAAACATACGACTATGAAGAATTTAACACGGCAGAGATTCAGCAATTCAGGGCGGCATTAGATGACATCGCAAAAGAACTCGGACACAGAAAGACAGTGGTTGAGTTAGGTTGGAGAGATGAAGCAAAGCGCAGAGGATACGATCCCGATATACTTTTCTCAGATATGGTCAACGCAGCAAGACAGCGATTGGTTGCAGAGCGCAGCGGCGGAAGCGTGGAACGAAGCGATCCGGCTGATAACGGTAGAAACGAATCCGCCTAATTTAACCGCCTGGATTGCATCAGACGTGACGATTGAGGAGCCGCAAGGCGATACTGTGAGCATCATACCGTTTCACCTCTGGCCCGCGCAGCATGAAGCGCTTGATACCATTCAACGCGAGCCGCAGGTTATCATTCTCAAAGCGCGGCAGTTGGGCATCTCGTGGCTTGTCATCGCCTATGCGTTGTGGCTGTGCTTGTTTCACGGCAACAAAACGGTAATGGTGTTTAGCAAGGATCAGAACAGCGCCAATGAAATGATCCGGCGCGCCAAAGGCATTTATAACCGACTGGCGCGCAAGCCGATCGATATGACCGTAGACAACGTGACAACGATCGGCTGGAGCAACGGATCGCGCATCATGTCCTTTGCAGCAACAGAGGATGCAGGGTCATCGTTTACGGCATCGCTCACCATCATCGATGAATTTGCAAAGATGCGCTATGCGTCAGACTTGTATACCAGCGTCAAGCCGACGATCGCAGACGGCGGCAAGATGATCATCGTCTCGACGGCCAAGGGCGAGGCGAATCCGTTTCATCAGTTGTGGAGCGCGGCAGTAAATCACCTCAATAATTTAGTGCCGCTATTTCTGCCGTGGAGCGCACGGCCCGACCGTTCGATTGATTGGTACGCAGCGCAAGAGTCAGACGCGATTAGCAGCGCGCACCATCGGCAAGAATATCCGGCAACCGCTGACGAGGCATTTGTATCGATTGGTGAGGATCGTTTCCTGTCCTCGATTCTGCTGTGGGATGCGTGCGAAGAGGCATTGCCGCCGCTGACTGAACATGAGCCGCTGATCGTCGCGATCGATGCGGGCGTATCGAATGATTCGTTCGGGCTGGTCGGTGTGACAGCGCACCCCACGCGGGCCGGCTGTTACGCGGTACGCATCGCGCAAGAGTGGAAGCCGCCGCAGAATGGCAAGATTGATTTCAGGGGTAACGCTGATGCGCCGGGTCCGGACTGGATGATCCGCAATGTGTACGCTTCGCGCTTCGCGCTGATTGAGGTTGTATACGATCCATATCAACTGGAAAGCCTGTGCGCTGATCTGATGCGCGATGGGATCATTCAATGCGTTCCGTTCAATCAAGGCAAGGATCGATTAGAGGCGGATAAATATTTGTATGATGCTATTTTGTCAAATCCGCAAAAGATATGGCACCCTGACAGCCCGGATTTGCGGCGACACATCGATAACGCGAATCGGAAAGTTGACCCTGAATCGCGTAAATTGCGGATCGTGAAACGCGAGGATTCGTTGAAGATCGATCTGAGTGTGTGCCTGAGCATGGCGCTGTATAGCGCGAAAATGGTGGGGCTATGATAGATCGAGTTAAATATAAAGATATTATTTCGCGGATGATTGCAGGGCAAACGCAAGACGATCTAAATCGGACGATGCAGGATGGATTCCTTGCCATTCGAGACGATGACGGCAAATTGATATTTAGGTATCATCCAATTTTAGATCAAGTCGAAGTACAACGACGCGGAAAGAAAACGATCATAGAACTGAAGAGATACAAGAACGATGCGACTATGATCGAGGCGGCTTATCAAGAGCAGCAGAGCGACCCGATCGCCATTCAACAGGATGGCGACCATGCCGGACAGCCTAACGACTGACTTACTACAACGTAGCGTCACAGCCGCCGATCAATCAGAATACAAGGGCGGCGGGGTAGTGAATTTCTTGATCCCGTGGTTTATGATGGGCGCGGCAAACTTACCGCTCCCTGCTGATCTACCCCCCTATTGGACTTTGAACCTAGGTATCGCGCGCTATTGGTCGCGTGATATGGTATTGCGCTCTACGATCCTGCATGAGGACTTTTGGGCGAGTGCAGTATCGCGGGCCTGCTCCAAGCAAGCCGCTAAATCATTCGAGGTCAAGGGGCGTGGTGCCGACAGATGGCAGGATATGCTGCTCGACTGGGGCGGCGATGGCTATGTGCCAAGCCAACAAAAAGCGATGTTGGATTTTCTGACCACGGATAACGGTTGCTTTTGGGAAGTTGTGAGAGCGACCGGCGCGTATGGCTCCCGCGTGTTGGGCCTGGTGCATCTTGACGCGCTGCGCTGCATCCGCACGGCTGACCCATTGCGGCCTGTGGTGTTCGTTGACCTACTGGGCAAGTATCACACGCTGATGGATTATCAAGTGCTTGCCTTGCGCGATACGCCGGACAGCAGCGCGGCGGGCCTGGGCATTGGTCACTGCGCGGCAGAGCGGGCGTACCACTCGATCTACAAGTTATCGGCCATGCTGCAATATTTCCGCGAGAAGATCACAGGCACGGGCGCGAATGTGTTAGACTTCATCAGTGGTTTGAATACCCAACAATTGACCGGCATCATCAACGCAGCGCGATCAGAACAGCAGGCGCAAGGCTCAAACTATTTTCAAGGCCACATTTTGCAGGGATTGCTAGGGCAGACTAAGCCTGAATTACTTTCGATCAACCTCCGCGATCTGCCGGACGGGTATGTTGCAGATGACGAGTTGAAATCGTCTTTACTTGTCTATGCTAATTCGCTCGGCCTTGATCCGCAAGAGGTTGATCCGAAATTGTTGGGGCCGCGCTCGATGGGCGTTAGTGCTCAATCGAATGTGCTGGAAGAGAAGCAACACGCAGGCGGGCCGCTAT